ATTGGGTCAGAAAAGCGATAGGTAGGATGGCTAACAAGGTACGTAAAATATGAGTTATTTGGAAACAAAAAAAGTATTATTGACACAATTATTAACCGTGGTTGATCCTGACGATTTAGCACTTGAGAATAAAAAATTTGACCCATCAAATAAAGATATATGGTATGCGGCTTATTTTATACCCGTATCGAGTGATGCTTTAGGTAAAACTTATGCGTCAAGCGATGAACAACGCGGGATTTTTCAAGTTAGTGTTTTTATAAATGCTAACCGTTTTGATTATGACGATACGCAACTATTGGCAATTGATGACATATTGTCGGCATTCACGTATAATGTGAATCTAATGACAGTGGACATACTCAATTGCGAAGTAAATGGTGGTTCTGAATATGAGTCATGGTATCAACGAGACATTTCAATTAATTATTTAACATTTAGCACAAGGTAGAAAAATTATGTCAGGCGAAATTAACGGCACAGCAATCGTATTAAATAACACAACTGGCGCAATCGTTGGTCAAGGTGATTTTACGCACACATTCGGCGGTACTCCGATTGAAATTGGCAACAAGTCAAACGGCGACAACGTAACATATTTAGATGGCGAACTAGCAACAAAACAACACGTTTTTTCTGGTGAGTTAACATATAACAACGACACGCAATTTAGAAAAGTCCGTGCCGATGCGTTTGCGGGTACACAAGATACTTACACGTTAACTTATACAGGTTCTGGTGACACAACAGACGAATCATTTGAAGGTTTGTTTGTACCTACTGGTTTGAGTGATGCGTTACCACGTGGCGCGAAAGTAGCGACAACAATCTCTTTCAACTCAAGCGGCCCAGTTACTATTGTAGCGGCTGTTTAAATGATCAAGCTTTGTTATAAAAAATACGAGTGGGAGTTAACTAATAGCTCATCTAAGTATTTCTTTGATAAGACAGGGTTAAACTTACATGTAGTGCTTGCTGAATATATCACTACAAATATTAAAGACGCATCAAGCGGTGAGCAAAGCTTGCTATCTAAACTTGTTGCTCTCGGTAGTATTTATAGCATAGATGTTGTAAATCATGCTTTGTATTCAGTAATTAAAGACTGTAATGATAGTATTCCTTTTGAAGAAATAGTTGACGCAACGCATCGTGTAAGTTGGCAGCAATCAGATCGCGATGATGATATGAGTGAGCCGTACACAACTGTAATGCTTGATCTTGCTCTTGATTACAACGAGTATTTTAATAAAAACTTACCTGATATTAAAAAAAAAGTAATGGGTATTTAGGTTTTGTTGAAATAGCTAATAGTGAGCCGTTTAATTATTGGCTTTGGTATCGTGTGTGTGTAAAAGATAATAACATAGCGCCAAGTGAGTTTTGGCGAATGGGTTTAATCGACATGGTTAACCTTTTACATGACAAGACTAATACTAACACTGATGATTTAAGTGTGATGCTTAACTTTGAACGCATACAAAATGGAGCATCTAAACAGTGGCTACTGAAAGTTTAATAGTCGAGCTTAACGCTAGAACAGCAAAGCTTGACGCTAAATTAGATATAATAAACAAGCGTCTTGATGAGGTGTCTGTTGCTGCAAATGAATCAGATAAAAGCCTGTTAACATTATCTAAAACAGCGAAGGACGTTGGCAAAGGCATGCTAGCAGTAGGCACAGCTGCCGCTGCCGCTACTGCTGTGATACTGGCAACATCAAAGGTTGTAGCTGGCTATTCAAAAGAGATAAGGCTAGCATCTAACTTATCAGGTGTTGCTGTTGAAGAATTGCAATTAATGGCGCATGCCACCTCGTCTGTTGGTATCGGTATTGAAAAGCTCGGTGATATTTCAAAAGATACACGCGAGAAAATAGGTGACTTCCTAAATACTGGCGGCGGTGGTTTTATGGATTTTGTTGACGCTATGAAGTTAACAAAATCTGAGGCTCAAAATGTAGCTAATGAATTCGCTGTAATGTCTGGCCCACAAATACTACAAGAAATGGTAAAACGCATGGAGGCTGCGAATGTTTCAGCAGTCCAAATGTCTCACGCTCTTGAAGGTATGGCATCAGATACGACTAACTTAATACCGCTACTATCTGATAGCGGCAAAAAAATGACAGAGTTAAAACTCGCTGCGGCTAGTGTCACAATTCCATTAACTGATGATGATATTGATCTGTTTATCAGAATGGGAAAAAGCACAGATTTAGCCGCTGCATCATTAAAAAGTTTAAGTGAGCAAACATTAATAAGCCTTGGTGACTCTTTCATAGCTGTTACTGATACTATTGCGTATTTCTTTGCAACACTAAATCAAGGATCTGTAGCCCAAAAGCGAAGTAGATTATTTGATATAGATGAAGAGATAGCCGCGGCAAACGCTGAAATAGTGAAACTAGATAACTGGGTTAATAAACTCATATTTTCAGAAGAATCAAGAGCAGAAAAAAAGACAGTTCAAACCAATGCTATTAATGAATTACTAAAAGAGCAATGGACTTTAATGAATGAGATAAAAGTTATTGAAGATGGTGTAGTGCAACCAAAGACAAGTAACCTACTCAAACCAGAAATAACAGATCCAATAAACTCAACAAGCGTTACTGATATTGAATCAATAGCTGATAGGTTTAAAGATGAAGAGCAACTACTAGCTGATAAATTAAAGCGCGAGCTTGAAATGGTTGGTGAAAATAAAGAGCTTAGACTTGCTTTGGATGATGAATACTGGATGAATGTTGCAATATTAGATCAGAATGCTGAAGATAAAAGAACAGCACTATCTAAAAAATCACATTCAGAAGAAAGCAAAAGAGAGCTATTAAGAAGAAACTCATTACTATCAATTGCTTCATCATTAGCTGGCGGTAATGAAAAAATAGCTAAAGCGATATTCGTAGTGTCTAAAGGTTTGGCTGCTGCTGATGTTTTTGTTAACACACAAAGAGCATCAATGAGGGCGCTTGCAGATCTTGGGCCGATTGCTGGACCTCCTGTTGCAGCATCAATTCAAGCGTCTGGTCATTTGAGTATGGCGGCAATTGCTGCATCTACTATCGGGGGATTATCAAACAGTAGTGGCTCCCCTAGCTTATCAACCCCAGACCCCACGCAGACAGCATTCCAACCTGAAACAACATCATTAGAATTATCCAACTCGTCTGAAAGTGGATCATCTGCGCAGACTATTAACTTCGGTACTGATAGCGGCGATGATTTAATTGATGCCATTGCTAACGCACTAAATAAAGCACAAATTGAAGGACGAGCATAATGGGTTTATCTATATCGACAAGTAATGTTTTGCTTGGTATTACGCCGACTATTACTAATGCGGGAATTGGCGAAGTGGTGGCGAATATATCAGACCCAGACCATTCTTTAAACTACACTTGTGGTACAAGTTCGACGGCTTTTGAAGTTAGTTATGGCGCACAAACTAATATTAGTTATGTTGCTATATCTGGTCATACTGCTGCCACTCCTGCACAGGCTACTATTCAGTTGTATGATGGCGCTGTGCTAATTGATAGTGTTGTTTTAATAAGAAATAACAATGTTATGTTTACATTCTCACAACAGAATTTCACAGACTTAAAAGTTAAATTTATTACTACGCCGAATACTTATCAAATGACTGTTAGTTATATTGCGGCAGGTCAACACCTAACTATCGCAACTGGTGTGCAATCTGGATATAGTCGTAACTGGTTAAATCGCCATATATCACAGCGCACAACCAGTAATTTGCAAGTTGGGCCAGTATCAACACTAACGCAAAATAAAACTTTAAAAGGTACGTTAACGCTACCCAATGAAGTTGTTAGTTTTGCTGAAGGTGCGTGGCAAACGTTTATTGATTTTGCTTTTGAACAACCTTTCTTTATTAAAGAGGTCGATGACAAACCTGAGTCAACGTATATTTGTTTCAATCCAACTTTTGACAATAATGCTCATTCTAAGACACGGGCGTTAAATGTTCTGAAATTAAAATTCACATTGTTTAACGGGTTATAAATGGCAACTTTTTTAGCTACACAAAACCAACGAGTGCAACAGCACTTTGAAGTTTTCGAGATTGATTTACCGGTAATCACTGGCGCCTGTACTATCGGCACTGAGCAAGGGGCAGGAACTCCATTAACGTGCGATCAACCGTGGGCAGATGAATATAAAACTTATTATTTCACTAATGAAAACGCGCCCGTTTTGCCGTCTATTAATGGTGAACCTGTTTGGCGCTGTATTCAATCGATCAGCGAAACAGCAACAGAATTAAAGCCGGGCGATGGTTTATCAAGTCGTTCGTCTTTGTCATTAACACTGAGTGATTTTGACAAACAAGACCCCAACGCTGATATTGTTGCTGTTGATGTTAAAAACCAAGGCACATACCTAGGTAAACTTGATGCTAGGCAAATATTTGAAAATAAAGCGGCGAGACTAAAGCTATATAGAGTTGAAGCCGATGGGAGCATTGATTTAGTTAATGGCGCACAAACTCGCAGTTATTTAACAAGCACTATGTCATTGAATGTTAATGGCACTTGGTCAATCAAATGTAAAGACGTATTGTCATTAGTTAACTTAGGTGAAAAATCATGGCCTATAACTAAAGGTGGTTTTTTACAATTTGATATTGATAATGTTCAAAACACAATAACTGTTGATGATGTTGTTACATATAACGTTTTGGATTTTTTAAGAATTGGTGACGAGTTTTTTCAAATAGTTAGTATTAATACTACTACACCAACGGCGCCAGTTTTGACTGTGACAACGCGAGGTGGCGATTTATATGCGCCGAATTCAGGTGTATTATTAACAATCACTAACGCAACTACTCACAACGCAGGTGATGAAATTTTTATCTGTGACTTATCAGACAATGAGACTATTGATAGTTTATTAACGCGCATTTTAGTCGAATCAGATTTTCCTGTTAATTTAATCCCTGCTACTGATTGGGCGGCGGAGGTTTTAGAGTGGCATTCGACAGATAAAATAAATACCTTACATAGCGAGTCGGAAGACGTTAACGATGTTATTAACAGAATACTCACCGGCTACCTAATGGATTTATGGTTTTCTGTTACTGATAACGAAGCTAAACTATCGGCAATCAGCGTATGGAAGCAATCAACAGCGTTTTTAACTGAGGGTAAAGAGATTAACGCACACTCTATTAAAAAGACAGCAAAAGAGCAATTGAGAGCGACTAGGGCTCTTGTATTATATGATAAAAGAAACTTGGCGGAATCAGATAATACATCGAGTTATAAAAAAGGATCACAGTTTTCAGATAATACTTTGATTAGCCCTGAGTTATTTACAAAACACAAAGACAAATCATTTGATGATAATTTCATTATTGATAAAGATGCGGCTGATTTACTTACTCAAAGGTATGTTAGTCGTTTTAAGTTCACACCTTTTGAACGCTCATTCGTTACAGATGAAAGGTATTTAACTTTTAAAACTGGTGATGTTGTCGATCTTGTAACCAGCGCAGACCAAAGTATTTACGGTTTATCATCTGGTAATATTAGATCACAGATAACAAAAATAAATCCATCATACAAAGATGGCAGACAGTACAACGTAAAAGCAATAACTTATGAGGCAACATTTACAACTGGTAGTGAAATTGTATTAGACTCACCATTAGGCTCGGTTAATTTATTTGTTCTAGCGGGCGCGCCTTCTACAGCCGTTGATTTAACTTTCGTATTGGACGGTTCGTATTCGTTCGGTGATTCTGCAATAATTACAGGTGCATTTGCATCGGGTACAATATTAAATATAATAATGGTTAACGGTTTTGATGGTCAAGCATCGGGCGGTAATGGCGGAAACTCAAACAATGATGGGCTAAATGGTGGTACTGTATTCACTGGTAATACGGGTGTTGTTATAAATATATACTTTAGCGGCTCAACACCATCAACAGCTTATCCGACAGCAGATGGTTATATCCGCGCTCCCGGTGGTGGTGGTGCTGGCGGCGCTAATTATCTTAGCAGTAATGCTACATATAGTGGTGGCGGCGGCGGTGGTGGCGCAGGTAGATCGGTTGGAATTGGCGGCATAGCTAGTATTGATGAAAATGTAGGTCAATTTAACGGTACGGACGGCGCTAACGGTGGTGTCAATGGTATAGGGGGCATAGGGGGTGTAGGCACTACGAGCGGGCTAGTTGATTCAACTGATGGATCTGCTGGCGGTAATTGGGGGATTGATGCTATTGACAGTTTACCTTCATCTACAAGCGTAGGAAAAGCAGGAGGCCTTGCGGGTTCTGGTATAATAGACAACGGCGCAACAATAACATTATTCGGCGATACGCCGACAAGATACATTAACGGCAACGGTAGTCACCCATAGGAAATAATTATGAGTACAGAAACATTAAATGAAAAATTAGCAAGGTTTGAGTTAACCATTAGTGAGTTAAAGAAAGAGGTCGCTAATTTATCGGTTAGGTTAGATAAACCGAA